ACTACGGCCTCACCGCTCTCAGGGCGAAAGGCCGGATGAAGAAGGGAGAGCTTAACCGCACAGAAACCAGTTACGCGCAGTATCTGGAGGGAGAGAAACAAAGCGGGAGAGTGGCTGACTACTGGTTCGAGTCTTTGAAACTGAAGGTCGCTGATGGCACTTGCTGGTACACACCGGACTTCATGGTTCTCCTGCCGGATGGGAGACTGGAGCTGCATGAGGTCAAGGGCAGCCCGCGAGTCTTCTTTGACGATGCGAAGTGCAAGGTCAAAGTGGTAGCGACTTCCTTCCCTTTCGCGATGAAGGTTGTCTATCCGCGCGCCAAAAAGAACGGCGGTGGATGGGATGTTGATGAGTTCTGACGGGAGAGATACGTGATCGAAGACCGGGATCTGAACGCAAGGCTTGAGAACTGGGCGAGAGTTTACAGGGACCGATCATGCTTACGCGTATCGTGGCTTGCGAAGATGATCGCCCTGTACGGAGCGGAAGGCAGGGGCATAGCGAACGAGTGTGAGAAAGATTGCAACCCTGTAGATGTAAAAGACGCTGCACTCGTCGAGCGAGCGCTCTGCTCTCCGCTATATCCGGAAAGGTACAGGCTCATGATCTGTGTGCTCTATCTGAGGCCATGGATTCCTCTTGGGCGCATTCGACGGGTGATGCATATGCAAAGATATGCTTTTGACAAGGAACTTCATGCGGCTTGCGTGATGCTTTCAAATTTACTCGAGTTTTATGCCAGAGATAAAAATATTGATTTTCATGATGATGAGGGATAAAATTTAAAGCATCAGTAAGCGGAGAACGCGCCGGAGTATTAAAGGTTGGCCGATGGCCAGCCTTTTTGCACCCGTAAGAAACGTAAGCCCGAAGGTCACGAGATCTCCGGGCTTAATTTTTATGCCGGGCGGGGTTTTCTTTGTTTTCCTCGTTGTTATGAAAGCCAAGGCTTTACCATAGATCGTATGCCTCTTCTCCATATTTGCACTTACCCAGGTTGCCAGGCCGCCATACCGCTGGCTGACAAGTACTGCGAGCGGCACAAAGAGAAAGGAGCGGCGAGGGACGAGAAACTCCGCGCCGAACGCAGAGCCAGATCCGAGCGACGTCGCCTTCTGTACAAAGGAAACTCGAACGCCAGAGGCTACGGCTATCGGTGGAAGAAGCTTCGTGACTGGTACATCGCCGCGCATCCGCTGTGCGAGGAATGCCTGAGGCATCACAAGATAACGCCCGCCACGGACGTAGATCACATCCGGCCGCACAAGGGAGATCCGGACCTGTTCTGGAGCGTTGACAACCTCCAGTCGCTTTGCCACGACTGTCACTCGAGGAAGACGGCGGGCGAGGACGGCGGATTCGGAAACAGCGTCCGCAGGCGGCATGGGTAGGGGGTCTTTTCCGTCAAGGGCCTGATCGGTTTTGAAGACCGGGCAGACCAGTCGAATTTTTGCGCACGAACATCAATACCTGAACTTTTATGCCCGCACGAAGACTATCTGATGCCGAGAAACGCGCGAAAGGCGTCCATTCGAGCGCCAGAAGCGTTTCGGACAGGGTTTATGACGCGACAAATTCGCTGACCGTTGTCGACGATAGCAAAAAGCAGGGCGATGTCGTCGCCATCAATCCCCCCTCGGGGCTCACGGCGGACGCGAAGAAGGCCTGGACGGACGCGCTGAGCGAAATAGCTCCTCTGGGGCTTCAGAAAAGCGATTTGAAGACGCTTGAGCGGTGGTGCCGGTACTACGCCCTTTATAGAAAGGTGGCCCGCAAGGTCGAAGACTCCCGGGAAGACCATCTGATAGAGATCGATGATAAGGGAAACAGGAAAGTTTCCCCGGAGTTCACGATCATGATGCAGATCGACTCGGCGATGCTGAAACTGGAAAAGGAATTGGGCTTTACGCCCCTCGCGCGTATGCGTGCGCCCGCGCGGGAGGAGCCGGAAAAGCCGAACGTTTTTAATGCCTTCAAATAGAAATTACCTCAAAATAGCCGAAAACTACGGGAAAAAGGTGATTTCCGGTGAAATTGCGGCCTGTGAATGGGTGAAAAAGGCCATTTCCCGCCAAAATGATGATTTGGGGCTGTATTCGGGGGAAAACAGCCACTACTACTTTGATGAGCGCATGGCCGCCCGGATCTGCAGGTTTATCGAGTGCCTGCAGCATACGAAGGGCGAACTCGCCGGTCAGCGCATACGCCTTGAGCCGTGGCAGTGCTGGATTTTGACCACGGTTTTCGGTTGGAGAAGGACATCGGACGGCGGCCGAAGGTTTAGGCGGGTCTATATCGAGGTCCCCAGAGGAAACGGAAAGAGTCTGCTGAGTTCGGGCGTCGCTCTTTACTGCCTCCTGGCGGACGGAGAGCCGGGCGCCGAGGTTTATTCTTTCGCCACGACTAGAGACCAGGCCGGAATTGTTTTCGGCGACGCCAAGCGCATGGCGCAGGACAACCGGGATCTGCGTTCGCATTTCGGGCTTGAGGTTTTGGCCCACGCCCTCTATGTTCCGAAGACAAATTCCACCTTTCAGGCGAAATCGGCTGAGGGTTCGACCCTTGACGGCTTGAACACGCATCTGGCCGTGGTCGACGAGCTGCACGCCCACAAGCGGCGCGACGTCTACGACGTGGTCGAGACGTCCCTCGGAAAAAGAAGAAACAGCCTGATGTGGGTGATCACCACGGCGGGCAGCGACACTTCCGGAATCTGCTACGAAGTCCGTTCGGTGGTGACGAAAATTCTCGACCGCTCGGCGAATGATCCCTCCCAGTTCGGAATCATTTACTCGATAGACAAGGACGACGACTGGAAGAGCGAGGCGGCTCTTATCAAGGCCAATCCCAACTGGGGAATAAGCGTCAGGCCGGAGGTTCTGAAGTCGCTGCAGAAGAAGGCTGTCGCCGTTCTCTCGGCGTCTAACAACTTCAAAACGAAGCATCTGAACGTCTGGGTGAGCGCCGACACCGCCTGGATGGATATGGAGAAGTGGAGAGCCCTGGGCGACTCCTCGCTCGGCCCCTCGGACTTCGAGGATGACGAATGTGTGGTGGGGCTTGATCTGGCCACTCGCAAGGATATATGCGCCAAGGTCAAGGTCTTCAGGCGGTACGTTGACTCTGTCCCCCATTATTTCGTTTTCGGGGATTACTTCCTGCCGGAAGAGGCGATCAAGAGCTCCGCCAATTCGCAGTACGCGGGGTGGAGCGAACTGGGGTTCCTCACCGCCACGCCGGGATTCACCACTTCCTTTGGAGCGGTTGAAGACTCCATAAGGGAAGACTGTTCTAGGTTTGCGGTTTCAGCCGTGGCTTACGACCCGTGGCAGGCGACTCAGCTCGCAAACGAACTGTCGGACGGCGGCGCCCCGATGGTCGAGGTGCGGCAGACGGTTCAGAACCTCTCGGAGCCCATGAAGCTGCTTGAATCCCTCGTGCTTGAGGGGCGCATTCACCACGACGCCAACCCGTGCCTCGACTGGATGCTTTGCAACGTTGTGGCTCACCTTGACGCCAAAGACAACATTTACCCGAGGAAAGAAAGACCGGAAAACAAGATAGACGGCGCGGTCGCGCTAATCATCGCTCTCAGCAGATATGTCGAGAGCGAAGAACAGTCAGAGGATTTTTCTAATTTCGCTGAGATGGCGGTTATATGAACATTCGGAGATTTATTAGGAATCTGCGCTTCTGGGGCGGGGTGCTAAGCGACCACTCGGGAGAGCAGATGGGCGTTCCGGGCGTGTCGCCGTCTACAGGCGTGGTTTCCCCCGACAGGGCGCTGCAGCTCGCTACCGTCTATGCGTGCGTTGACCTGATGGCGTCGACTATTTCGGCTTTCCCGCTGATGGTGTACCGCCAGAGCCGGGGAAAGAAGACAGCGGCGAACGACACGAGGCTTTGGAACCTACTGCACGACTCGCCGAACGCTGATATGACACCCGTCGACTTCTGGCGGGCGATGATCGTCCAGCTGATGCTTCGCGGCAACGCGTACGCCGTTATCGACCGGGATGAACTGACCAAAGAGGCCGTTGCGCTTTATCCTCTTTCGGCCGATCAGATGTCCGATCAGATCACGGAAGACGGCGTTCAGATCTACGTTTACAGCAAGGACGGAAAGCAGATAGTTTATCCGGCCGAGGCCGTTCTCCACCTTAAGGGAATCGGGACCGGGTTTCACGGGTTCAGCAAGCTCGAGTTCATGACGGACTCGGTCAACGAGTCGCTAGACATTCAGAAGTTCAGCGGAATACTCGCCAACACGGCCAGCAAGCCGTCCGGCATTGTCGCGGTCAAGCACAAGCTCACGAAAGAGGATCGGGCCGCCCTGATGGCCGCGCTCGGGGAGTTCAAGTATGGGGACAAGCGGTTCATGTTCATCGAGGGCGACATGGACTTCAAGCAGGTCGCCATGAGCCCGCAGGAGTCCCAGATCCTCCAGACAAGGCAGTTCACTACGGAAGAGATTTGCCGCTGGTTTGGCGTGCCGCCGCAGCTCATCGGCGGAGGGACTACGGCCTCCTGGGGTAATGGCATCGACCAGATCACTCAGGGATTCGAAAAGTATGTCGTTCGCCCGATGGTCGTTTCCATCGAGCAGGCCATTTCAAAGCGGGTTCTTACTCAGCAGCAGAGAAGGCGCTACGCAGTTGAGTTTTCCATGACGAATCTTTTGCGGGCTTCGATGGCCGATCGCTTCGCTGTTTATTCGACCGCAGTCCAGAACGGAATCATGAGCCGCAACGAAGTGCGCTCCCTTGAGAACATGGATCCGCAAGATGGGGCCGATGAGCTTACGGCGCAGACGGCGCTTGCTCCGCTTTCTTCCCTGGGAAAAGTCGCAAACAACGGTTCGCCAGACTCCGGGAGGGTTATCAAGTCATGAAAAAGCAGTTTATCAACTTGTCGGCTGATCTTCAGGCATCCGCCGCTGAAGACAGGTGGATTTTTAAGGGCTATGCCTCCGTTTTTGGAAGCGGAAACGACCGCGGCTTCTCCATCGCCCCCGGCGCTTTCAGCGATGTGATCCAGTCCGGGGCCATTCCCTCCATGTTCTTTAACCACGATCGTCTGGGCGTGCCTGTTGGCCGGTGGCTGAGCCTTGCCGAGGACGACAAGGGCCTGAAGGTCGAGGGCGAGCTGAGCAAGAGAGTCAGTCAGTCTTCTGACATCCACGGGGCTCTCCTTGACGGGCTGATCACCGGGCTGAGCATCGGCATCGTCTACGACCCCGAGGACATGAAAGAGACCGATGGAAAGTACTCGCTTCATAGAGTTGCCGAGCTCCCCGAGATCAGCCTCGTGACCTTCCCGTCCGATCCTGAAGCGAGAGTGGCCGAGGTTCTTTCCGCCGATGAGATTGATGAGGCTATTGACCGCATTCAGTCGGTTAGAGATTTTGACGGTTTCCTGCGGGATGCAGCGGGACTGTCCCGCCGTCAGGCCAAGCGTCTGGTGGCTTCCGTCAAGACAGCGTTGATGGCTGAGATCGAGCGAGACGCCCGGGATCAGAGAAATGCCGCTGCATTTAAGCGTCTTAATGACGCTATTTCCAATCTTTAAAAGGAAACTTATATGACTGAATTTAATGAAATCGCCGAGAAACTCGAGGCTAAGCTGGCCGCTGTCGCCGAAGACCGCAAGGCCTCTGACAAAGCCCGTGACGAGCAGCTCAAGGCTCTGTCCGACAAGCAGGTCGAGCTGGCGAAGTCCATGCTCGAAGTCGAGCAGAAGCTCGCTAAAGCGCCCGCTCAGGTCCAGAAGAAGGCCGCCACTCTTGGCTCGGTTTTGACCGACAGCAAGCTGTACGCCGACTTTGTTTCCGGCCACACCCGCAGCGTTTCTGCTTCGCTCGCCGCCATCACGACCCCGGGCAACGGCGTTCCGGCCTACCGCGTCCCCGGCGTTGTCGGCTCGCCCGAGCAGACGTTTGACGTCGAGCGCGCGTTCTCCCACGTTCCGACCGCTTCCAACGCCATTGAGTATCTGAAGGTGTCCTCCGAGACTAACGCCGCCGCGGCAGTCGCCGAAGGCGCGGCTAAGCCCGAGTCCGCTTACACGTTCTCCGTCGCCACGGCCCCGGTCCGTACGATCGCTCACTACGTCCGCGTTTCCCGCCAGCTCGCTGACGATGCCGCCGCCGTGACCGCGTACATCAACAACCGTCTCGCCTACGGCCTGGACGTCGCCGTTGAGAAGCAGCTGATCGCCGGTGATGGCACGGGCCAGAATCTGTCCGGCATTTTCACGACCGGCAATTTCACCGACCACGGCCTTACCACGGCCAACTTCGCCAACGCGAGCGAGCTTGATGTGGTGCGCCGCGCCGCCACGCTTCTCCGCATGGCCAACTTCACACCGTCCGTTGTCTTCCTCAACCCGCTCGACTACGACGCTCTGATCGGCGAGAAGGACAAGCAAGGCCGGTATATGCTCGCCAATCCGACCGCCGAGAACACGCAGAACCTCTGGGGTCTTCGCCCGATCCTGTCCTCGCAGATCACCTCGGGCCAGTTCATCGTCGCCGATGCCGCCCAGGGCGCGACCATTTACGACCGCATGTCCACCGAGGTTGGGATGTACGAGCAGGACGCCGACAACGTGACTTCCAACCTAATCACGATCCGCGCCGAGAAGCGTCTGGCGTTCGCTATCGAGAACACCGCCGCCTTCGTTGGCGGGGCGCTTGTTCTTCCCGCTGCTTAATTAGCAGCTGAGCCCGGAGGGAGGGCTACGAGGCTCTCCCTCTCTTCTATATGGAGTTTCGTTATGAGTGAACCCATTCTTACGCTGTCGGAGACAAAGCTTTGGCTTCGAGTCGAGACCTCTGAAGAGGACTCACTCATCACGGCGCTTATCGCTGACGCTACCGAGCTCGTTGAAACCTATTTGAAGCGTCCCGTTATCGGAACGGCCGATGAAAACGCCGTCTGCAAGACGATTGACGATGTCCCGGAGAGCCTGAAAATAGCCGCGCTTTCCGTGGTGGCCCTGAAATATGAGAAGAGGGATGCCACCGCGGACGATGTCTCCGATAGGCTTCTTACCAATGCCGGGCTCGACAAGTACATCGACTGGAGCGCCTGAGATGCCCTTAGCCATCGGGAACTTCAACCGCAGGGTGACGATCCAGTACCTCTCTTCAGAGACAGACGACTGGGGTCAGCCTAAGAAAGAGTGGTTGGATCTTTGCACGGTCTGGGCATGGATTAAGGCGCCGACCGGCATGGGCACGATCACTTCCGAGTATCAGTCAGAGTCCGGCTACATTTCTCGCAGCCAGTACTCGATTCGCATCCGCTATCGCTCGGACGTGACAGCGAAGATGCGGGCCGTCTGCGAGGGAACGATCTACGACATCCGCTCTGTAATACAGGACATGGCGGGACATGAATACACCGACCTTGTTGTTGCCGTGGGGATGAACAATGGCTGACTGGTCTTTTGGGGTAGACACCAAAGAAGTGGACAAGCTCCTCAATTCCTGCGCCGATCCGGATATGAGGCTTCACCTCGCCCGTTCGATGTCGGTGGCGGGGGCGAAAGTGATTGTCGATGAGGCCGTTAAACGCGCCCCGGTCTATAAGCCCGGAGTCGGAAGGAACGGAAAGAAGCAGCGCATCAACGCTGTTTCGGCCGCTAACGCCGGAGCCTTGAGGGACGCTATCTACCAGGCGTATCGCGATCAGCTGAGCAGTGCGAACCGGGTTATCTACTCCGTTTCGTGGAATTCTACAAAGGCACCGCACGGACACCTCGTTGAGTTCGGGCATTGGCTTGTGAGCGGCAAAGGAGGAAACAGACGGGTGATTAAGTGGGTTCCGGCTTATCCATTCCTTCGCCCGGCCTATGACGCAAAGAAAAAGGCCGCTGTGGCGCAGATGATCAAGCGCGGGCGGGAGCGTCTCCCCGGGCTTCTTCGCGAGGGTATGAAATGACGACGATTGAGCAGGAAATATACTTGCGGCTCAAGAGCCTCGTCTCAAACCGCGTTTATCCCGATGTGCCGCCGGACAACATGCAGCTTCCTTTCATCCTGTATCAGCAGGTCGGCGGCGAGTCTGAGCAGTATATCGACAATAGGCTCCCCGACGCCCGGCATTCCCGCATCCAGATTAACGTCTGGAGCGAGACAAGGGCAGAGGCTAACACGATCGCCCGAGAGATCGAGAAGACGCTTGTCGAAAGCGATCTGGTCTGCGAAGCCTACGGCGGCCTGACGGCCATATATGACGATGACGCGAAGCTTTACGGCACTCGTCAGGATTTCGGTTTCTGGTATTAATTTTTCTGCCGCCTTGAGCGGCTTTTTTCATAGAGGAGAGCCTCAAGATGGCTTCTATTTTCGCGAATGGGACGCTGGTCTCCATTTCTTCCACTTTCAGCGAGGCGCAGACGATCTCCGCGATCACCAACGCGGCCTCGGCTGTCGCGACCGTTTCCGGAACGCTCTCGCAGGGCGACATCGTTCTGCTGGCCAGCGGATGGAGCGGTATTAACCAGCGCGCCGCCCGCGTTTCCGCTTTCGCCACCTCTGCCGCCACGCTCGGAAACATCGACACCTCTGATACCGATGTTTATCCGACTGGCGAGGGCGCCGGTTCGATCATCGCGGTCAAGGACTGGGTGCCGATCAACCAGATCACGGAAGTCAGCAAGTCCGGCGGGGATGCCAACTATGAGCAGTGGCAGTTCCTTGAGGATCGCACCGGCCTTCAGCGTCAGCGGCCGACCTATCGCAGCGCCAAGTCCATCGACCTGACGATGCACTTTGACCCGCAGTTTGCCTGGTATAAGGCCCTGCTTTCGGCAAACGCTGCGGGCGACCTGCGGGTTCTGAAGATCGTTTCGCCGTCCGGCGATGTGGCTCTTTACCCGGTGTACGTGAGTTTTGATGGAGATCCCACGCTTGAGATCAACACGAACGAGACGGTTTCCGCGTCCTTCGCCCTCGCGGCGCCGTACACATACTATCCCGCCCGCGGCTTAATTGAGGAACCGTAACCCATGGCAGGCTTCAAAATCGTAGCCAATCCGAAGTTCGATGCGGATCTTACGTTTATCTGCGCCGGAGTGGAGCAGAGTTTCAAAGCGACTTTTCGGCACATGGGGCGTAAGGAGTTCACCGCGCTCTACGGGAAGCTTTTCGATGTGAAGGACCCCGACAAAGCGGCCGTTGACGCCGTTCTTCAGGTGGTTGATTCGTGGGACATCGAATGCCCCCTGGACGAAAAGAACGTCGTGAAGCTTCTCGACAACTATCCCGGTTTTGCCTTCGCTTTGCTTCAGGGTTACCAGCAGGCCATCGTCACGAAACTAAAGGGAAACTGATCGGGGCTGTCCGGGAGATCTACAAATCTCCTGAGACAGCCGCGGCAGACCTCGGGCTTTCTTCCGCGTTTTTCGAGGAGGATAAGCCCTATGAATTGTGGGAGGAGAACGCTCTTCCTATTCAGCTCTTCCAGGACAACGCCACCCAATGGAGAACCGGGGCAATGGGTGTTGTCGGTCTGGACTATACGGTGTTCTTCCACGAATTGGACCGCAAGGGAATAACCGGGGAAGAGTACGACCAAGTAATGAAAGCGATTCGGGTCATTGAATCGGAAGCCCTGAATCAGATCTACAAAGACCAGAAGAGGAAGTGAACCATGGCAGATGAAGTCGTCGGAACAGCCAGAGTAGACGTCAAGGTCAATGTAGACGAATTCAACGCCGGCATTGCCGCGGCTAAGCGGCAGATGAAGGGCTTTTCTGACGCGTCGAATGATGTGCAGAAGCAATACGCCGGGCTGACGGCCGCTCAGAAGCGGGTTGTCGACAGCCTTCTTCGTCAGGCGAACACCTTCGGCATGTCGAAGGACGCGATGCTTGGCTATCGCATCGAGACGAAGACCACCGGCGACATCCACGACTACCTGAAAAGGAAAATCCTGGAGTCTCAGGCGGCGGCCCAGACCGCATCCGCCAAGTTCAGCCAGTACGGTAAGTCGCAGAAGGAAATCGCTGCTGCTATGCGCGGTGTACCGGCTCAGCTGACCGATATTTTCGTAAGTATGCAATCGGGGCAGCGTCCGCTTACTGTTTTGTTCCAACAGGGCGGCCAGTTAAAGGATATGTTCGGCGGCGTTGTTCCTGCGGCTAAGGCTCTCGGGTCTACGCTTGTCGGAATTGTCAGCCCCGCAACAGTTGCCGCAGCCGCTCTCGGAACGGTCGCTTACGCCGCTTATGCCGGAATAAAGCGGGATGAACAGCTGAATTCAGCTATCACGATGACGGGCAATGCCGCCGGAGTGACCGTTAGTCAGCTGAATTCTATGGTTAATTCCATAGGCAACGCAACCGGTAGTTTCTCTTCGGCTCAGGATGCTGCCGTTCAGTTGGCCGGAAACTCGAAGATAGCGGGCGATGCTTTTGAGTTGGTCGCTTCCGCTGCCGTCAACATGAAGGATGTGACGGGGCAGTCCATCGAAGACACAATCGCTCAGTTCAATAAGCTTGCTGACGATCCCGTAAAGGCTTCTCAAGCTCTCGATGCTCAGTATCACTATCTGAACGCTTCCACCTTCGAGCGCATCAAAGCGTTAGAAGATCAGGGACGACAGGAAGAGG